GATCGTATTAACATTGTGATTGAGGTGGGAGTCGAACCCACACTCTACAGCTTAGAAGGCTGTTGCTTTATCCAATTAAGCTACTCAACCATTACATGTTCAAGTGAGTGTCCACTTGATCTTCTAAATAACTATTATAATAGTCAAATTGTTCTTGGTTATATTCTTCGTCTGTTAAGTTATTATAATTCATCTTTTATTAGTTTTCTAGTTAAATACTCTGCTGTTATATCATTTTTAATATACACCAATTTCATACACTTTTCATATTCTTCAGTTTCTTCGAAAAAACTTATCATAGTGTCAATACTATCGCATATAGATTCTTTATCATCTATTAAGTCTCTCATCACTGACTTATTCCAATGACGCACAACAACGTCATAAGAGTTTCTCATTACTTCTTCTGTCATATTATTATATTTTTAGTGGTGATGGTGAGAATCGAACTCACTTAAACCCTTATCACCTTACTCATTCGCATTTTTTATAAGACGCTAAACAAGTGGAACTACGTCTCAAGTCACCACTGATTACTCAGCACTTCATCAGTGGTATTTACCGACTTAATACACTAAAATACCTTCATTTATTATTACGCTTGCACAAAATATCGCTATTGCAACTCCAGTACAAGCGTAAAATACATTCCACGCTATTTTTAGTACTTCTATATGATTAAACTTTCTATTCATGTTAAATTATTTTTAAGTTATATCTTTATCTCTCAACACTACAGGTATATTATTAGTCGCTGTGTAAGACTTATACTTCTGAAAGCAAGGCATAGCCTCTAGTTTGTCTTTTAATAAAGAGTAAACTTTATCATGATTATAAGTTACTTGATTGCCATTTTTGAATGTTACTTCAACGGTCGCATCTTTACCGACAAGCGATTGTCTCACTACAAATCTCTTGCTCTGAATTACATTTGCCATAATTATTTAATTTATTAATTTATATTCATATTATCTACACTAGTTCGTTTTTATATTGTGATGAACAACTACACAATTTACTTATTTCTCTGTACTCTGCTTTAGTACCATCAGAGTGAGTATATGTTTTACCATTAAGAATTAACTCATTTATCCATTGTTGAGTAACATAGTTACCTACATCTTTTCCACATTTCTTACAGTTTATTATCATACTTCACACTCTTTTATTTTCTATGGTGATGGCATTTACCACTTTCATCTTTTGTTTTTAACTTACATTGATTATTAGTTGACTTACTAATTCCACTACATTGAGTAGATTTTATTATTATTGTGTTACCATTTGCGTGATGGTGACAGAACTTAGTAGAGTCTATATTTACTTTAACTTTACAGTTAGTATTCTTACTTGTTATTGCTACGCATGTTGAGTCTATACTTTGACTAAATGCAAATCCACTCATTGCCAAACTTATTATTAAAAATTTATTCTTCATTATTTACTTTATTTAATTCATTAATATAACTTTGTTTTATTTCATTTCTCACTCCATATATATTACAATTATAAATTAGTAAGTTTAATTGTTGAATTCTTTGTTCTTTATTTTTACTTAAATGTTCTAACATATTATTTTATTTTAGCACCATACTCGGCAATTCTTACTATTATTACTATTGTTATTAAAAGTATAAACTCCATATTATTTATTTTATATTTATATTATCTTTACTAATTCGTTTTTAGTTTGTAAAAGTAGTAGTTTTGTTTTATTGTTTATTATTAGTAACAGTTACTCCGCCACTTCTCTTTGCTCATAAGCAATTTTATAATAATGTGACATTAGCATTATAACTAAAGAAATAGTAACTGGCAATTGTCACACTAATATGTAGCGAGATACTACTGAATCTTCATATCTCGGCAGAATGCTGGCATAGCGTTAGTATTAGTATATGATTTATATTTAGCAAAACAATTCATACTTTCAAATCTTTCTTTATGTGCATTATACACTTCATCATGATTATATTTTACTACTTCACCTTTTTTGTTTGTGAAAGTTATTACTTCATTTTTACCTATTAAGGATTTTCTTATTACAAATCTTTTTAAAGTCATAATTATTATATTTTAGTTATTATTATTATATTTTATTTACATTTATATTATCTATTTCACTTCGTATTTATATTGTAACAATTATATTTAAATAGTAAATTAAATTGTAGTATCAATATTAATTACATTTATATTATCTATGTATGATCGTAGTGAAGTCGTGACAATGAAACGCCAAAACACGGGGAGATGTGGGGGATCGCAAGCGGGGCTGGCCAGATCTTTTTGACTTTTGTGGGGAGGGGGCGGTATTGGGGGAAGGGGGCAGGGCTCTACTCCTATATTTACAATACGGAGGAAAAGTAGTAAATATCTATTCTTCCATGTAATTATCTTAATTGTAGAAAAACGACAAGGTGTCGTATAAATTATTAAGCTTAAAAATAAATTAAAATGGGAGTAATTAAACCAACATTAACATTAGTGTCAAACGCGTCATCAGCGACTACAGACGCTGGACCAATGAGTATAGCACTTAATTTATCAGCAACTGATTCACTAACCGTGGATCATGTAGAATCTAAAATCTTTAAGCCAACGACTACGGCTGCTATACTTTTTGATGGTAGTACTAAAGATGATGGTGGTACAGCTGGTACACACGGAGGATTTATATATTTCAAGAATGTTTCTGCGTCAGATCACGATGTATACATTGGAGTTGGTGCGGAATCTATGTCAGCAACGGAACTTCAAGACCCAACTGACGCGGATAGATTTTTCACTTTAAAGCAAGGAGAATTTGCTTTCTTTCCGTATGACTATGAAATGGATATATCTGTTGACGCTGAGCATGCTGACGCTGAATTAGAATACTGGTTGTTCAATAGAGCAATATAATAAATATATAATATGCCTACATTAAAGCCAACATTAACATTAGTAAGTACATTGGGTTCGACGGGTGTGAGTGAAAATGCAACACTTGCTCTATCTGTAACGGACGAATTAACGGTCACTGATCCCACTATTGGTATATCTAAGATAGCATGTGACGTAACTGGTGGTAATACTATAATATTACCTAGTTTAGATGTTACTAGATACGTATATATTAAAAATACGGGGATTGACGCGGCGGATCAAGCAATAGCTGCGGGTGTTACAATAAAAGTTGAAACAGGTGATGGTGCTAGAGTGATAGATTTAGCTGAAGATGAATTTTGTTTTTTCCCACACCATGCGGAAGCTGCTGGTTTAATACAGTTAGAAGCTTCAGCTGGTACAGTTATCGCTGAGTACGGGTACTGGACAAAAGGATAGATTATGGCATTTAAGTTAAAAAGACATAGGAAGGGGAATAAGAAGAGTAGTCTACTAAAAAGATTAAAACAATTAGAGGCTAAAAAATCTCTATCTGAAAAAGAGAAGGAAGAACTAGATAATATATTAGTATTATTAGGTAAAAAGAAAACCAACAAGATAGAGACTAAAAAACTAAACAATAAAAAACAAAACGAAGTTGCCGTTTCTATATATAAAGGAGATTCTGATCTAACCGACTTAAACATCGGACATTTACAATCAGCTTCTGGACAATATAGAAGAGGTAGAATCGATAACCGAAAACAATAAACAAATTAATAACCAAAAAATAAACCGATATGACATACATATACTATAAAAGTAGTACATATACTACTGAACCTAAAATTTCAGAGAAACAATTAGATGAGTGGAAACACTTAGCTGAGAAAAAGAACTGGAGAATCACACAACTACCAAACGGATATTATCAAACCGAGGTTAATAAACCAGATCAAGACGATCAATGGGTTGATATTACACGTAGAGAGACACTAGAGGGAGCAGAAGCTGCTATCGAGGGTAGTGTTGAACATTTCAGTAAAAAATTAGAATATATAAAAGGACCTAAGGTCGTTAAAACTTTTAAATAATAACTATATGGCATTCAAGCTGGGAAAAGAGAAACGACAAATACGTAATTCTAAAAATACTCCGATATTTAGAAAGAATCTAAAAGGTGGTACCCTAGCTGAGGCTAATATGGATGGAAGTATAGTTATAGATAACAGTGTTAAACCAGGTAGTGCGTTTGAAAGAAGAATTATAAAACACGAGAAAAAACACATCGAGCAAATTAAATCCGGTAGAGCTGGATATACTGATAATCACGTAATGTGGGAAGGAAAGAAGTATGAAAGAAAAGATGGGAAGATAAAATATAAGGGAAAGTGGTATGATGAGGGAGAAGATAAACACTTACCTTGGGAAATAGAAGCTAAAAAAGCAGAAACAAAATAAAAATTATGCCTGAATTTAAAAAAGATAGATCTAAATTTAAGATGAAAAGTTGGGAAACTTTTGTTAATAACCCAAATGAAACACCGTTCAAGTTTGGATTAGGTAAATTATTGAAAAAGGGGGCTAAAGCAATTGGTGGTGCCGCTAGAGGTGCTATGGGTATGTCGGGTGTCGGTATGATTGCAAAGGCTATGAAAGGTGGTGGAGGTCCTGGAGGTGCAGCCTCACAAGCTATGGCTAGGGCAACTGGACACGCAATGGGGCAACCAGCTAACGAACTTGGACCACAAGATCCAAACATGGCTGGTGCTGGTATGATGGCTGCAGGTAAATTAGCAAGAATGGCCAAAGCAGGTGGAATGGGTTCAGCAATGGTTAAAAAAAGTAAAAAGAAAAATAAATATTAAAAATAAATAACACGTTATGGCATTCAAAATGAAAGGATATGTTGCTAAAGGTAACACACCGTTGAAAAAGAACTGGTGGTCATCAGTAAAAGAAAAAGCTGGTAAGGCTAAAGATTGGTTCAAAACAGAGGTTGGTGAAACGATGAGAACTGGAAAAGATCCAGCAGAAAGAAGAAGTGAAGGTCGTCAGCACGCACATATGATGAACCCTAGAAACAGATCAGAAGAAGCACAAAAATATCGAGCAGAGCAAGCAGCTAAGAATAAATAATATACTAAATACTAGTAATATGGCTTTTAAAATGAAAGGATTTCCCGGTATAAATAGCAAGGGATATAATGACATGAAAGATGGTAGATCTAAATCTGCTGCTTTTCAAAAAAAATATGAAGAACCTGTTGGTAAACAGGAGGTTGAGTCTAAGACCAAGCGCGAGCCCAGAAGTGGGGGACCTAAGTTGATGGGGCCTGAAGGACCAGTGAAACCTGGACCAAGGAAGCCGAATTTTGAAGGACGGAGGGAACCATTGAAAAAAGATGATATTGTTCAAAAGAATAAACAGAAACAATTTAACAAAAAAGTGAACGATCTGAGGGGACAATGGAGAAATCTTAAAGATAGGAATTCAAACAAAGCTAAGCAATTGAAGAAAGAAGCATCTAAGATAGGACTTGCGTTGGACGAGAGTTTTTCAACAAAAAACACACACGCAGGACATTAATTATGGCCTTCAAAATGAGAGGGTTTGAGGCCCATAATATGTACAAAACCAAAAAAGCTAATACTTACAAAGAACATTTAGCTTTAGAGAAGAAAGGTTACGATCATAACCCTTACAAGAAATTAACTGATCCACCAGGAAGATCTAAAAAAGAAGAAATAAAACACGACATATCTGAATTAAAGAAAGAAATAAATAAACATTCAGATAAACCAAATATAGTTAAAAAACTAAAAAAAGCTCTTAATGAAAATCAAGAGCAGTTAGAGAGACTAAAATAAAACCAAACTTAAATTTAATTAAATAAAATACATATGGAATATAATTTACCAAGCGAACTGGTAAAGAACCTTGATTTTGGTGTTGAAGCTAAAGACAAGGTTATTACTGGTGTAAATAAACTAGCCCGAGCCGTTAAGTCCACTTTAGGTGCATCAGGAAGATGCGTAGTCTATGAGGACGGGAGGGGCAAACCGGTCATAACAAAAGATGGTGTAACCGTTGCGGAAAGCGTAGTCTTATATGATTCGGTTGAGAACATGGGTGCAACACTTATAAAAGAAGCTGCCAGAAACACAGTTAGAGAAGCTGGTGATGGAACTACAACAGCTACAGTGCTAGCAGAAGCACTAATCAAACAAATAGACACTGCGCTCGCAGATGGTCTTACAATCAGGGAAATTAAAGATGGAGTAAATGAAACACTGGATAGTGTCATTAGCTACTTAAACAATATAGCTATTGATGTCGAGGGTGATATGCTTAAATCTGTTAGCGCAATATCATGTAATAATGATAAGGAACTAGGAGATATAATAGCAGAAGCTTACGAGAAGGTTGGGAAGAATGGAGTTGTTTTAATGGAACAATCACCAACAGAAGATACTTACGTTGAGATTGTAGATGGTGTTAAACTAGATTGTGGATTAACATCCCCTCATTTCGTCACTAATACAGAGAAACATACCTGTGAACTAGATAAACCTTTGATATTTACTTGTGAATCTGAAATACCTAATATAAGAAAGATACAAAGCATACTAGAGCATGTTATCAAAAATAATAGATCTTTATTAATAGTAGCACCAGTTGCTCAAACAGTTAAGGCTGCATTAATGATGAATAAGGTTAAAGGTAATATAAAGATCAATATAATAGATCCTCCAGGTTTTGGACCTACTAGAAAGGACGCTATTGAAGATTTAGCTATATTAACTGGAGCAACAGTGCTCAACGAAGAACTAGGTGATGATTTAGATCTTATGAAACCTGAACATTTAGGTGAAGCTGAATTTGCTGTAACAGATGATAAGAATACTGTATTAACACTAGAAGGAATGACAGATGGTATTGAGGGTAGAATAGATGAATTAAACAAGAAGCTAGCTGATGAAAAGAATGGTTTTATTAAAAAGAAACTAGAAGATAGATTAGCTATGTTGTCTGGTAGTGTTGGTATAATCAAGGTTGGTGCTCATTCTAAAGTTGAACTTAAAGAAAAGAAAGATAGAGTGGAGGATGCGATATACGCTACAAAAGCAGCTTTAAAAGAAGGGATTGTTCCAGGAGGTGGAATAGCACTACTTAATGCTTCACAAAAAATTTCGACCAGCGATGCTGGTAAGGTATTGCTAAATGCTTTAGTTTCCCCATATAAAACTATAATGGATAACGCTGGACTTAATCTTAGCATGGCTATGAAAGAAGGGTATGGTTGTAATGTGGTAAATGGTACATTTGTTAAGATGATTGATGAAGGTATTATTGATCCAGTATTAGTAACTAAGTCTGCACTTAAAAATGCTGTGAGTGTAGCCTTAACTGTAATGTCAGCAGATTGTGTAATATCAAATATAAGAATAGAGAATGCAAGCAATTAATGACTATGTTATAGTAGACAAGATAAAAGAAGAACCTAAGAAGGTTAGTGGTTTAATATTAACAGATGAGACAGATGAGAACAATCGTTATAAGAAAGCGAAAATAATATCTGTTGGAAATCTAGTTGAGATGGTAACAAAAGGAGACATGGTATACTACGACAAGCATGCTGGACATGATATAGGATATGATGATGAATTATATAGAGTTATACGTATGAGAGATATAGTACTGGTAGAATAGTTACTATTTATAAAAAACATGTAATTACTATTAAAGTAGATAGTCTACAAGTTACTTACAACCCGGTAACTATAAATTAACTAAATAAATTTTTAAAAAATGGGAAGAGTATTTTTTAACACAAGAGAAAACATTGATACAACATCTTGTACAAGCACTACTACTTATGTAATGAAAGCTGAAGATTCAGGTAAGACGTTTTTAGTAAGCGGAGGTGCACAAACAATAACATTATTACCTGCTGCTGACTTAATAGAAGGCTGGAACTGTAGATTCATAACTACAGCTTCTCCATCTGGAGATAAAGTTATTGGAGCTGGTTCTACTATAATGCACGGTGCGAGTGCAAACTCGGACTCTACAGGTGCTGGAGGAGATTCAAGTGACGGTACAGCTAAAACTAGTGTTACTATAGAGGCTGCTAGTCAAGCAGGTAATTGGGTAGAGATAATCTGCGATGGATCTTTATATCACGTTAGTGGTACACAAGGTCAAAACGCAGCAACTACATTTGCTTAATCACAATAACTTATTAATACTACGCTATCTAACGGTAGCGTGGTATTAATAGATTAAACCTAAACCTAAAACTAAAACCCTAAAACCTAGAAACGAAAACGAATTATTAATTATAAAAAAAATAAAAAATGGGAGAAGTATTTATTTTATTTAAAGACACGGCTGAAGCGGCTACCGCTTTTCCGTTGTCTAAAACTGTTTGGCACGCTGCGGACGACGCGTTATTAGTTACTTCATTAGAAGGGGCGAACAAACAATCTGTATCAGTTGCTTGCGCTAACAACACTTCAGCTTTAAGGTTGAAGGAGGTTTTAGATATATTGGGAAAAGCATCTGTTCATGGTGGTAAGTGTATTGTTATAACAGACGATACTGATACAACTAAAAACATTGTCGCTGGTTTAGGTGTAACAAGTATTACTGCTGCTGACGTATCATAATGCGATTAACAAGTCACGATTTACGTGATTTACAAATCCTTAAGTATTACAGGCTCGTTAGAAAATGGGCCTGTAAAACTTACGGGTTGACTGACGCG